TTTCTTTTTATATTTTTTTTCTTTTTCTTTTTACCTGTTTGCTGTGCAAGAAGTGTAGGTTTCTTTTTACTGTACTGTGATACCATCATTGTTGGTGCTTGATTGCTCATATTATTTCCTCTTAATTAAGTCTGTTGCTTTTAAACCATACACAGAAGCTATGACACCCACAAAAATTGATTGATACCAAAATGGTAGGTTAGAAAAATATTCAAAGAAGAGCTGCATTTTTTCCATGTGTTCTGGATTGTCTGACCATACAGCAAATCCCAACATTACGATTGGCACGCTTAGTAAAATTAAAATAAATTCATCCTTCCAATCTGAGTTTCTACTTTCTAATAATTTACCTTGATACTCTGCTTCACCACTAGCCATTTTTTGAGCATGATTCATTTGTGCGTCTGCCATAAGCATTTTGGTTTTTTGTTTATTCTTATATATATGACTACCTGCTTGAACAGCTAATTTAATTGCTCCTAACCACATCTTATGTCTCCTAGTATTGGTTTATATTTTGTCTTACCATTTTCTTTAAAAGCTCTCAAGAATTGTTTTCTAGGTTTATCTGCAACACTACAATGAACCCATCCACTTGAAGGTTCACCAATCGTATAAAATTCAAGGATCATTTGATCCCACCCTTCTATATTATCTTTTATCCAATAAGCAAGATCGGCATTATCAGTTCCAGGTACTTCAAAATCTACAGCTTCAGCTTTGCTATGTTGACTATTGATTGAGCTGCCTATCTTAACACATAGCTGTTCACTACGAAATCCAGACGTTATAATTACTGGACCAAATTTATCTCTAACAGGTTGAAGTAAAGTCTCGCAAAGGTTTTGTAATTTTTCAATCTGATCTGAGTTAGGCTCATTAGCTATACCTAATCTAATAGCTGTATCTGATTTAGTTAGTTCTTGTAGTGTAAAATTTTTTGATAATTTCATTCGTATATAATCCTTACGTTAAGTTTCTTTTGTTCTTTAGTTGCTCCTCTAGATATAAATGTTCCTTTAATATTTCTTTTATATCCATCAGCAGGAATATTTTTTGAATTATTTTTTCTATAATTTTTAGATTTAACATCGTAAGCAGTATACTTACCTGTTATCATATTTAAAGTAACAATATCTACTGGACCAAGACCACCCACAGGAGTGAACACTATTATATTAGGATCTTCAGCAAGACGAGCTTGAGCTTTAAGTTCAGATGTTAATCCTACTACTGCAGTTTTTCTTCTATTAGCCATTGTATTTAAAAAATCCTATAGCTCCAGCAACAACACTACCAACAGCTAATAAAACTTTCAAACCACCCTTACTTTTATTTATATTTGCTTTTACTTCAGATATATCTTGTTTTAATTCTTTCATATCTTTTTTCATTTCATCAATTCTATTAAATAAAGTTTTCATTCTTTCTGCACAAACTTTTTCATGGTATGATATTCTGATACCATTGTGATCTTCTAAGTTAGATTTATGTGATGATTTTTTTTTAAGCATCATCCCTCTTTATTTCATTACAAAAATAACTTACATATAATTTTTTTTCGTTAAATTTTTTTTCCTGTTGATTGGTAGTTTGAATAGTTGCTATTGCACCTGCTTTAACGCAATCACTCCAGGAATTAAATTCTATTTTTGATACTGCTGTATTATTACATAAGCCTGTTATTGCTGAACAGATAGTGTAAGCTAATACAAATTTCATAATTAATATTGAAGTGAAACACCTCTAATTCTAGCTTCTTTAGAACCAGATTGATTAGCAAAAGATATTTTATATTTTAATTGTGTTCCTGCTGTTACAGATAAGTCATTTACTTTAGCCATCTTAATACCAGTAGCAAAGTCTGGCATTGCTGTCATTGTAGCAGTAGCAAAATTACTGCCATTGTCTGCTGATAATTGTAAAACTATATCTGTGTTTAAAGCATTCGTGCCTTGAGCATTTTCGTATGTAACTATTGCTCCCATATTAGATACTGAAGATGGAGCTGTAATTGCATTGGATATAAAGTTTCCAGTTGCATTAACTGTTTGAACTAAACCATAATAACTTGTCGGTGGTGTAAAGTTTGATGTATAAGTATCATAACCTTTGTTAATATAAATATTGTCAAATCTACCAGCAAAACTTCTTGCACTATCAGCAGTTTCGCCAATCTTTAAAGGTTTATTATCTGAAAAATCATTTATGTTGCCTGTTGCTCCAGAATGCGAACCTGATAATACTCCATTTTTCCAAAATTTCATATTCCCTGAACCATCTCTTGTGACTGCTAAATGATACCAAGTATCACTAGCAAGTGATAAAACGTCACTTGTTTTAGCAATTACATTACTACCACCACTTCTATATAAAAAAAGCATTCTATTATCTGATAGGTGCATCCATGACCAACCCTCATGGTCAACGCTAGTACCCCAACCACCAAATGTCATTAATGGTCTTTCGCTACTTACAGAATTAAATCTATAATAACCAGCCAATGTAAAAGCACCTGTACCAAAATTCCCTCTTGAAGTAAAATCAGAATGAGCAACATAAAGTTGGTCGCCACCACCATCAATCCAATAAGCAGAAGTTCCTATAATATCAGAATTTGCGTCAACTATATGTTTTGTATTACCAGCACGAGCAACAGTTAAATTATTTCCAGAGCTGTCAGTAAAAGTTGTAGAGTTGTTTGAAGATGAATTAGATTTTAAATATAATTGTGTTCCTGTTGGTGTAGAATCTGTTTCAACTATTGAAGATACATATTCACTAGCATTTCTTGCAGAAGTAGTGTGTGATGCAATCCCAGTAGCATCTTGAAATACATCTACAAACATTGAGTTAGTATTGTAAGCACCTTTGTTTTCGTTTGATGCTTGTCTTAATGCTATAGTAGAAATATCATTAACAATTTTATTATCATCAAAAGATGTTGCGTGTTGAGATACTGCACTAGCAGGTATTCTAGCATCTGCAATAGAACCACTTGTAATTTTACTAGCGTCTATATTTGGAATATCGTCTGCTGTAAAACCACCAGATATTATGTTTGCTAAATCTCTTGCTTTTGTCATATTTTATTTCCTATCTTGCTGTACATGGTACGTTATTGTCGCCAACTAAACTTTGACCAAATGCCATGTAGGTAAATGTATTACCAGAAGCATTAACATAACCAGTATTTCTAATTATTTTAAAACCATTAGAAAGTAAATCTACATCATTATCGGTAGCTTCAACACCACTTGTATCAGGTTTTAAAACATTATTATCAGGATTATATCCTAACCTTTTATTATCAACTAAAACCCAAGATTCAACACTGGTGCTACATTTAATAATAACAAAAGCAGGTTTAAAACCAGTAAAAATAAATGTTCCATCATCACTAGCATTACCAACATATGAACCAATCTTGCTATAACCAGTTTTCTCTGCGAAGCAGTAAGCAATCATAGTGCTACCAGTTTTATTAACACCTGTTGCTGTATTAACTGTAAAAACAGAAGATGTTGGAGAAGTATTATTAAATGTATCTGACCTAGTATGTTCTGCGTTAGTTGCATCAAGATATAAGTTTTTTGTATTGCCTAAAGAGTTATGATAAACAATCCAGTTTTCTAAAGCTGATGTATTTTTAATAATAATCATTTTAGGAACAGAATTTAATCCATGACCTACAGTTCCTAAACTTTGTGTACCTGTCCACTTCACTATTGAAAAACCTGCTGTTTGATTTACTGAAACAGTTGAGTTTATAGAACCATCTGTATTAGCTGAACCTGCACCATTTGCTTTCCAGTTCCATGATGCGTATGTTTCATTATTAAGGTTTGTTGCATTGGAATCTACAACTGTAAAGCCATCACTTCCAAAAGCTGACAAACCATTTGATTGAGTTCCTTCTGCTGAATTATCATTAGGTATAATTCTTTTAGTAGCACCTCTTACAGCATCATATATATTATGTTCACTTGTTCCACTTCTATGTTTAAACCATGTCATATCTGGTTGGAAATTTATGCCTGTAATTGATTGTGTTGCACCTGTTCCTGTATAGAGCTTGGTGTTCATATGCAAACTGCTCTTATTAATTGTAGTATAAGCCATTATAAATTTAATCCTTTTGTTGATAAGGCAGTATAGCCTGTTGGTACATCATATTCAAATATTCCATTTCCACTTGCGTTAGTTCCTGCACTAGATACAGCAGTTGTTCCGAAGTAGCCATTGCCGAAGTTTGCTTGATACTCTCCTGTTCCTGAGTTACTATAAGCAGATATACCAAAAGTCCAAAATTCATCTGTATCTCCTGTTATAGAAATACCATTTCCTGATGATGGATTGCCACCAACATTCCAAGTTCCATTTATACCTTGATAGATTTTTTTATTATCCATATCTAATGCTAATTGAATAATATTACCACTAGCTTGTGCTGTATAAGAACCTGATGATGAACCATTTGTGTATAATGATGTACCATAAATACCAAAATATTGACCACCACTATAAGTGTCAGTTAAATCTTTAAAATTGTGTGTTGATAAAGTTCTTTGACTAGCAAAACCTGATACAAAATGTGAACCACTAACCCATTTTACTTCCATATAATATTTACCTGAAGTTGCACCTAAATTTCCAAAAGCACTTCTCCAAGTGCTGTCTGCACCATTTGTTTTAGCTGTATTATTTCCATTTGATAATCCACCAGTAGGTAATGATTGAAATAAAGGATTAAATGTAGCAAATACATTGCTTGGAGAATCTTCTGTTTTTGTAAGTGTACCATTACCAACTGTAAAGTTATTAGTGTTAGGAGATTGGTCTGTAACTGAATTACCATCTTTTAAAATATGATAACCTTGTGTTCCATAAGAAACACTTGGAGAAGTATTAATTTTCCATTCTCCAGTTGTACTGTCTGTTGAACCAAAATAACTTGCATCATAAGCATAACCATCACAGAAATGTACATGGCTCAGTATACCATTAAAATAACTAGCATTATTTTTTGCACCTAATGTTACTGTTTGACCTGCTGAATTTAAGTTAGAAGAATAGTTAATTGAACTTTGTTGTTGTGCTGCTAAAGCTCCTTCTATTTTAACTCCATTAACCCAAAGTCTTATTTTTTCATCAGTAGTTGAATTGTCTTTATCAAAAACACCTACTATATGCCACCAACCATTACAATCTCTTGCTAAAGCATTAGTTCTTCTTCTTCCATTTAAAGCTCCATTATATAAATCAAAGAAATTAATTTGGTCACCTGCTGTAAAACCTATTTCTGTATAATAGGAAGCATCATAATAAACACTCAATATAACTTCTTCTGCACCTGTTGATGCTCTTTTTACCCAAGCCGAAAATGTCCATTTATTTCTATTTCCTGCTGTACTTTGTAACCTTGTTACTTTTGTATTAGCCATTAGTTAAATTGACCCCCACCTGTTGCACCGAAGCTAGATGTAAAACTAAAACTTCTATCTGCTGTTTGACTTTCTGCATCTGTTGCTCTTAATGTAAAGTTATAAGTTGTTGCTGTTGTGCTTGTACCACCAAAGTCAGTTGTAGTCAAAGCACCTGTTGAAGTATTTAATGTAACATTAGCACCTGCAAGATTACTTCCCACTTCTGAAAAAGTTACTGCACTATCTGAAGTAGCAGCTACTGTCGCAAGAGTTCCAGAAAAATTTCCTGCAAAAGTTCCAAGATCACCTGCAGCAGTTGTCCAGGTAGGAGCATCTGAAACTGTTAAAATATTTGTAGATGATATTACAGCATTACCATCTGGATTTTCAATTCTTATTTTGTACTGTGCATCAACTGTTAATGTTGCTTGTACTGTTAATGATGTTGAGTTGTTAAATGTAACTGTGTCTGCAACATACCAGATACCAGTTGAAGGATTTAAAAATTCTACTTGAGGTACTGATACAAAGTTTGAACCAGTAATTGTAATTGAAGTTTGTGCATTAGTAATTGTGTCTGGAGTTATAGAACTAATTGTAGGTTTTGTTTCACCAATAGTAACTGAACCACCTAACGCAACAGCAGAACCATTGATTGTGATTGCACCACTTCCTGTTAGTCTAGCATTAGCGATTGTACCAGAAGTAATATTAGAACCATCGATTGATGCTACATTGAAAGTACCATAAGCAACTATATCTACAACATCTCCATTTGTTAAAGCTGTAGCAAATACAACTGAAGTACCAGAAGTAATTGTAATATCTGAAGCAGACATACGAACACCATTTACATAAACATCTGCAAATCCAGCATCGTATGCAAGTGTATTTCCTAAATCATCAACACCAGATACTGTTGTTGGTGTACCAGATATAGTATAAGTAAATCTTGCTGAAGTTCCATTAACACTTGAACCTGCAGGAATCCACCCACTTGATGAGTAAACTTTCATAGTTTGTGAAACTGTATCGAAATATAAATCTCCAACATCTAATGCACTTCCATCTGGATCTAAAGTAGGAGCTGAAGCACTTGGTCCAAGATAGATATTTGCGAAAGCGTTTATGTCTGCAAGGTTAGTTGCTGCAGTTGTGATTGAAGCTATATTAGTTCCAACATTCGTAACATTAGTATCGTTAGCTGCTACTAAATTTATATTTGCACTATTTGCATTAACTGCATTTATATTTGCAGAATTTGAATTAACTGCAGATATTGCAGAACTTATTCCAGCTACACTCGTCACATCGCTAGATATTCCAGCAGTTGTGTTTATATTCGCTATGTTAGTTGCAGTTGTGTTGACATTCGCAATATTAGTTGCAACAGTTCCTATTGTGTTAGAACCAGATAAATCTGCAGCTACAGTATTTACATTTGCTTGATCTGAAGTTGTTAATTGAATTTGTCTCCATGTAGTGTTAGTCAAGTCATAGACTTTCATTACATCATCTGTAGTATTAAAATATAATGCTCCGTCTGTTAATGCGTCTCCATCATTATCTAAAGTTGGATCACTAGCTTTAGCACCTAAAAATCTGTCATCAAAATTATCTAACGCAGCTTCTGCTGCTGCTTGAGCAGTTTCTGCTGCTGTCTTTGCAGTTTCTGCACTTGTTGCAGACGTTGCTGCATTAGTTGCTGAAGTCGATGCTTCACTAGCTTTTGTAGTTGCAGTTGTGGCAGAGGTTGCAGCATTTGTTTCTGATGTGGATGCGTTAGTTGCACTCGTTGCAGCATTAGTAGCACTTGTTGTAGCACTAGCTGCGTCTACTAATAAATCCCATTTAGCTACATCTGTATTAGTTGAAATAGGTTGACTACCAGAAGATGTATGACCAGTATTACATAAATAAATATTATTGTTTGAAGTATCTTTTACAATATCTCTAGCAGAAAAAGTTGTTGACGCTGACCAGTTACCTTTAAAAGTTCCTAGCTCTTGCGATACAACTAATTCACCATTGTCATCAAACCCAAAAATTTTACCAGCTCTATCAGTTGAACCTACAGCAAACTCAGTTGAAGTCATTGTGTTTGTTCTTGATAATTTAATTGATCTATCTATTTCTTCTTGCAACTGTTGAATTGCCATCATAGATCTGTCTAATCCTTCTTCGTGAGATTCAGCAGGGAATGGATCGTTAGCAATATAATCAATTGCTTGTGTTTGTGGTGATGCTCTTCTTATTACAACTGTTTCTGTTGCACTTGGAATGTTACCTGCTGTGAATACAATAGTTCCACCAGAAGCAGAACCTGCACCTGTAACTGTATAGTGAGTAGTTAATGTCTTAACTGTTTCAGTTGCTGAAGCATCTCTAATAATAACTTGAATATCTGCGTCTGCAAAAACTTTAAAAGTATAGTTAAAGGTATCTAAAGTACCATTACCAGAGTAGGAATTTTTTACTGTTGTAGATGATATTGTCATATATTAAAAACCTTTAAACAATGTTGATGGCTTTGTAAACAAAAATTCTTGACCAGAATCCTTCATTCTTTTCTCCATTCTTTTTAGTGAACCTGGAGATAAAGTTTCCATCATTTGATAACCAATTGCATAATCAAATGCTGTCTTTATATAGAATAAATTTAAAAATGGAATATTATCTTTTATAGATAAATACGCTTGTTTTCCTGCTTTTCCACCCTCTCCTTTAATAGCATAGTTTATTGCAGCAATAACTTTAGTAGCTTCAGTTAGGAATGGTCCAGCAATAGTTGCTAAAGCACTCGTAGAATTTTGAACATTACCAAATAAAAAATCAGTATAAATACCTAAACCACCACCTTGAAGCATAGCAGAAAAAAATGTTTTTTGATTTAAAGGATCTTTAGGTTTTTTACCTTTAAGTATATCTTTTGCCGTCATAGCAGCATAACCAAATATAGCAGATCCACCAACTAATTGTGCCATACCAAATAGAGCATCCATTTTTTTACCTTCTTTCCACATAGCCATTTCTCTACCAATCATTTTTTGACCAAATGCAAAAGGGAATGCTTTGAATTGACCCATAAATCTTATAGCTTCTCCTGGTCCAGTTCCTGCTTGTAATCCAAGTTTCATCCAACCTCTAGTTCTAGCATCTGGCTCTAGTACGGCATAAGTTGCTCTATCTAAAAACATTCCTAACACTCTTGTTTTTAAATTATCTTTAGCAACTTCTATTTGTCTTGCAGACATTGTTGTTTTACCTTCAATATCTTTAATAACAGAATCTGATAACTTATCTATTTTTTGTGTGTTGAAAAATATTTTACCATCATCAGCTTTATCTACATCCATTTTTCTTATATGATTCCAGATTTTTTCATCAATACCATAATGATTAATTAATCTTTTAAATTCTTTACCTAAACCTTTGTAAGATACTTTAGTTTGTTTAGCTACATAGTTACCCATACCAAGTATTGCTCCATCTTTTAATGAGTTGGTCCACCAGGCTAAACCATTAAGTTTAAAGAAAGTTCTTTGCACTTGAGAGTAACCTCTATTTAAAGCGTCTCCAGCAGAATATCTTGCTGCTAAATCATAAATAATATTATCATTTATAAAACCTAATTGTTCTGCAATTTCTTGTTTTTGTTTTGTATTTTTTATTTTAGCTAATCTACCCATTGCTTCTGCAAGACCACCAACATAAGATCTACCTTGCCATTTCATTTCTTTAGCATAAAGGTGAATATCAGAAAATGCTGAAATTGTTGCACCACCTAATTTTGCCATAGCTAATATAGCACGAGTAATTGCACCATATTTAGCAGCAGCAAAACCATTAATAGTATTTACAGATCCATCTACTTCTGCCATAAATTTTGCATGACCACCTTGTTCTTTCATGAATGCACCAACTGATTCAGCTTGTTCGTCTAATTTTTTTAACTCTGCTGTATTTTTAGCATTTTTTTCTTCTTTGGATAATATTGTTCTTTTTTTAATTAAATGATTTTTAACCAGATCACCTATTTTTTTATAATTGTTTTGAGGGTTACTTCCTAGTTTACTCATCATACCAACATTTTTACCTGCAACATGAAATCCACTAAATATAGATTCTTTTAAATTTTGACCACCAAACATTGCATTATAATCATACCAATCATCAGAACTTTTAAAATGTAAAACTCTTTTTGCTCCCATTTTTTTAACCATACTTTTTGCACCAAAAGTTTCTCCTGCACTATTAACAATTTGATTTTCATTTCTAATTAGTGAGTGATAAGCATTATCTAAAAAATCATCTATGTTTGCTTCATCGGTTTCAAAAAATGTTCTTTTATGATCTAGTCTAGGTTTAATATAATCTTTCCATGCTTGTAGGTTTGTGTCTGCAGATCCATTAGATGATTTTGATTTTACATTATTTTTTACATTAATAACATCTAAAGCATTTCTTAATTGAAAAGGATCTGAACTTTGTCTTATAATCCAACCAGGAAGTTTATCTATGTTTGCTCCGTAGTTGTTATATTTTTTTCTTACTGTCTCCGAAAAATCTTCAATAACTTTAGCAAGTTTTACAATATCACTATTTTTTTCTGTAATAGCTTTACCTTCTCCAAGTTCCCAAATAACTCTAGAAATTTTTTTCTCAATATCACTAGTAGCTTTTGCAAATAAATCATCTACCCCTGCTTCTTTTAGTTTAGCATTAAATGATACTACTAAATTTTTATAATAAGCATCTTGAGCTGCAGCAACTGAATCTCTTGCACCCATTCTTTCCCAATTACTACCAACCAATAAAGCTGTCATTCCTTCTTTTGGATTATCTTTAAAGTTAGCTAAATTCCATTCAACATAATCTCTAATTTTTATTTCATCTTCTATTGCATTTAATTTATTAATTTGTTTTTGTAATTTTTCTTTATCTAAAATTTCTCTAGCAACAGCAGCATTAACAGCATCATCTGCGTCTTTTAATTTAGTTTGACTTTCAGCTTGTCTGATTGATTTTAAAATACCTTCAGCTTCATTTCTGTCTATACCAGATTTACTTAAAGCATCTTCTATTCTTATTAAACATTTATCTGCCATAATTATTTTCCTATTCTACAGTTGATTCCTTCCATAATAGCATTTTCATAATCTTTTGATTTAGAGTTTATATCTTCTAATGCTTTAACAGATGCTCTTGTTTCTTTACTTTCTGGTAATCCTAAACTTCTTTGTTTCTCAAGTTTAGCAACTAAATTATTTTCAGCAATAAGTATCTCTTGATCTAAATTTCTAGATTCTATAGAACTTTGTGCTTTATCTTTATTATACCCATCTACAATTTTATCTACTAAAATATTTCTAGGTTTTGCATTAACTGGAGAAGTTATCTCTTGTGGTTTATTTGTTATTCTTTGATCAATTAATTTTTCTCTACTAGTAAATTGTTCTACTAATTCTTTTTCTCTTTTTAATAATTTAGATTTTTCTTTTTTTAGTTTCTTTAATTCTGGAGTATATTTAATATTTGATATTTTTCTTTTTGGATCAAAATATTTTTCTAACATATTGATCTTGTTTTGAACTTCAGTTAATTTTTTATTAACCTCAACACTTTCTTCATTTACTTTTTTTCTAGCTTTCTCAACTATGTTTTCATCTATTTGTGCGTGTCTTAATTTAGGATTTAAATCAGCATAATCTTTTACATTAATTGGAACTTCTTCACCTAAATCTGCTATTGCTTTTGCAAGTAATAACTGTCTAGTATCTGGATCTACTTCTTCCAGCTCTTTCATTATTCTTGAATTTTCTGGATAGTATTCTCTATATAAGCTAAAAGCAGGATCTTCTTGACTTTTAGATTTTAAATTTTTTCTTGATTCTCTAATTCTTTTTTTAAATTTTCTATGAGTGTATTTATCTTTTAATTTACCTGCACCAACATGGAGACCACCACCGAGAATAGTACCAAATGATACTGCCATAAAACTATCCATTAAACCGTAATCAGATTGTTCGGCTTTAGCAGCTCCATAAACTAGTGGCTCAACAGCAGCAATACCTGTCAAACCTTCTAATGAACCTTTCATCATTCTTGCTTTTGTTAATCCATATTTTGCAACTAAACTTGCAAATCTTACTTGACCCACAACAGGGATAAACATCATTGCAAGGTTAATTGGATCTGCTATACTTGCTACCATTGCTGTACCAAATTTTGCTGTAGTAGCTACAACACCTGTTGGTCCACGTTGGATAATACTTTGTCTATCTCTTTCTTCTTTTTTTCTTTCTACTAAAACATCTACAGTAGATTGTTTTTCATCTTGTTCAAAAAATATTCCAGAATCTTTATATTTTTTATTTAACTCTTGAAATGGTATTAAAGGTTCATCAACATTTCTACTTTGATTTAATTCATATAAACGTAATGAAGAAGATACAGGGTTATATTTCCAGGCATCTTTTGCTGTCTCTGCAAGAACATCAGATAAGTCAGTAGAAAACTGATCAAAACCTGTTTGCTTTGCATACTTATTTATTTCTAAACCGAATCCTATATTTGCCATATTGATTAAGGTGTTTGTTCTTCTTCTTTATTAGTTCTATAAACTTCTAAATCTAATAAAATATTTGTAGTTGGCAATACATGAGAGCCATCATCAAATTTTAATTCTAATAACTCACCTTTTTTATTTTCAACTAAACCTAATGATCCGTCTGGAAAAGGTATTGCAAAAACAATTCCAGAACCATCTGCACTATTAACCCAAACTCCTTTATCTTTTGCTTGTGCTAACATCTCTTCATTTATTTCATCATCATCTATATCTGGATTTGAAGATTGAAAAGAAAACATATCAAAATCTTCTAAATGTTTTTCTTTTATGGTTTCTGCTTTTCTTTGAATTAAATTTATTTGACCATCTGATAATGTATCATTGTTATATCTTTTAGGAATAAAGTAAGTATTGTCTCCACCAAACATATTATCACCACCAGCAAATACAAAGTTTTTCATAACTTCATTTGTTGCAGCTTCAACAGCATCTTTTTGAGACATACCAGTTGTTGATGACATTGTGTTTATTGCAACGTAACTAATGATTTCCTGTATATCATTTAATTCTTTATTGGCTCTAGTAGTGTTCATCTTGTTGCTAAACATAACTGTGTCTCTTAATTCTTTCATGTTTGTTGCAACTTCTTGTCTTATACTGTTTTTATCTAAATCATAATCTTTAACATATTGATCTAATATTGCTTTCTCTTCTTTAGTATCTATGCTCATTACTTTAGTTGCAAAATTTTCATCACCTAAATAAGAAACAAGTTTAGCAGTAACAGGTAAACCATTTGCACTTAATTGATTTAAAACTCTTCCATATTGCTCTCCATATTGCTCTTCTAATCCTTGAAGATAACCTATTTTATTTAATGGATCTTGATTTTCATAATCTCTTACAAGATTTTTAGCAAAGTTTTCTGGTATTACTTTTACAAGTGATGGATCAATTTTCATATCTTCTTGTGCTTGAACAACAGAGTTTACATATTTTTGAAATAGTTTTTGTTTTTCTGGTGATCCTTCTGGTTCATTTTGATAATTATTAAACAAATCTCTAACAGTAGAGTTATGTGTAAGTATTAATGTTGCAGCATCTTCTTCAATAAGTTTATTTTTATCTGCTAAAAAACTTTGTGCTTTTGTTTTATATTTTAAATCTTCAGCATAGTTTCCAGAACTTAAATTCCAACCATCATATATTGATTGTTCAGTACCAACTTCAGCATTCATTATTTGTGATTTAACATCAGAAAGTTTTAATGTATTTTGTTCTGTCAGTATAAAATTATTATATGTTTCATTTCCAAATATTTCTTTAATAGCTGGTTTATTTATATCTAGTGTGTCTCCATTTTCTAATGCTTTAATATAATTATCTACTTGCTTTGTTAGTATTGGAGCAGCTTCTAATTTTATATCTTTTAGTAAATCTTCTCTAGTTTCAAGATTTAAATTTTCATATTCACCTGTATTTAGCTTTCTAAAAGTTTCTACAGGATCATCTACTGAATCTCTTTTAGCTGTAAAGTAAGCTATCTTGTTTGGTATGTTTGCAACTTTTGCTTCATACTCTGTAATAGTAATCATACCATCTTCAAAATCACTTTTATATAATTTAGTTAAGTCTGCTGGTAATGTTTGTATTGCTAAACTATTATCTCCACTTGCAGGATATAATACGTCTGTCATAAGACTTTGTTCTTTAGCTTCTGAAGCTAATGCTCTAGAGTTTAATAAATTTTTATGTACGGCATTATCTACTGCATATATTTTTTTTTGTTCTTCCATTAAATAATTATTTGAGAACAATGTTTTTATATTTGAATTAGATGCTTGAGATTCAAATTTAGTTCTAACCAATTTACTTTTTTCCATTAAAAAAGCATTTGCTTTATCACCATCTTTCATATTAGATGCTTCTTGAACATAACCATTTAACTCAACTACAGCTTGGTTTTCTAGTTCTAATGCTTCAGTTTTGTTTTCAGCATTTTTTCTTTTAACTCCATATTCACTTACTTTTTTAGTTATTGGTGCTAAAGAAGTAGCCAAGTTATCTTTTAAACTCATTTGAATATTTGTTTGAGCAGAACCTGTGTCAGTTGTCATTGTTCCTTTAGATGTAAATACTGGAAGTTTAGGCATTATACTGTTGTTCCTTTAGACATAGTTAGTAACGATGTACCTGTTGAAGCTATTGTTTGTATTTGAGCAAATTTAGCAGATTGTTGTGCCATATCACCTTTAATTCTAGCAAAACTAGCTTGTTCAATTTTATTAGCTACTGCCATTTTAGAATTATATTTTATTAAATTTTCTTGTAATATTTTTTCTTTTTCATTTGATCTAGCAACTCTTAAAGCAGATCCTTCATAAGTAGCACCAGACTTTGCAACAGCAACTTTAGTTTGACCTCTTAATTTTATAAACTCTTTATCAAATTGTTTTAAATCAAATTCTGTTTTTCTTTCTATTGCTGTAGCTTGTTGTTCTAAAACTTTTGCGTTTCTGTCATTAACAGCTTCATTAAAGTCTCCAATAGCACCTTGAGATTTGTATTGAGCAACACCCATTGCTCCAACTACTGCTGCTTGCCATCCCATTAGAATAACCTCGCATACATATATTGATCTGAACCATCAAAACCAAATTTTTTCATTAATCCTTCTTCCTCTAATCCTAACCATTTAGCAAATTTTAAACCAATTGTATAGTCAGCTCTTATAGCACTTTGAACTCTATTGATATTATTTTCTTTAGCAGTTTTTGCAAAACCTTTTTTAATTGCTCTTGCTACAAGTAAAGGATGATCTAAAGTATCTTTAGTAGCTAGCACCCAACCTTCTGCAACACCTTTCCAAATTATTTTCATACCTGCGGCAAAGATAGGTTTTCCATCAATCATACCTGTAAATGCTAAGTTCTCTTGTTCTAAATTCATTGCGTTACCTTCAAACTCCATATCTTTATCCATCAATACATGGTTCATTTGTTGTTTCATTATAAATTTACCATGTTCACCTTTATATTTGACAATATTTAATATTCTATCCATCGTTTGTTTGAAGTTTAGGATATAATGATAATATAGTCAAAGGTAAGGGTTGTGTTTGTCTAACAACTATAAAACCATCTGTCTCATAATTTCCTCTAAATTCTATTTCTTTGTCTCCAGTAAATACATTAACACCACTATTCATTGCGTTAGCTGAAGATCTAAATGGTATTCGTTCCATATTGTCTAGATCTGGACCAATCTCAATACCAATACTTTCATAAAGTCTAGCAGTAATTTCATAAATTCTTTTAGTTTTACTTTGTGATGTACCATTGTCTGCACCAGCATCTATTCTCATTGTTTGTAATAAAGATACATAAGGTAAACCAACTTTAACTTTTGTAGATGATCTATCCAATGTAATTGCACCAGAGCTTACAGTTTTATTTGGATGTGTCGCACCATCTGCAAGTACAGATACTGTTTGACCTTCAAGATGATCTAAACCAGATATAGTTGTTGTTGCAGATCCATTATAAGCTAATTGAGAATCTAAATAATTAAATGATGTATCATCTGTTTCATCAAAATCTAAATTATGTAAATACTCTACATATCTTTTTGTAGCACCATTGATTGTTCTTTTTATAATAACCCAAACTTGATACTCTGAATTATCTGTTGGTAATACTTCAACACTTTCACATACTGCGTTACCACTACTAAATGATCCACCAAATATATGTCTATGCCAGGCAGTTACTTGTTGTTCTCTTTGATAAGTAAATCCTAAAAGTTGACCATCAGTTCTAACGCACCATATAATACTATTAGGTTCTTCTTGGTATGCCATTTGTGTAATACCAGATTCAGTAATGTGTTCTGAAAGAATAGTTAAGTCTGGAGCAACATAACCATCAACATCAAAATTATATGCTAGTTCTCTAATTTTTCTTTTAGCACGTTGTAAAAATAATGTTGCGTTACCTACAGCAATACCATCTACATTTGCTGCACCATGATTTGATTGTTTGTTAATTAAAATATTTGTTGGTGTAATAGCTTCTCCTGTACCACCCCCATTAACTGCAAACTCACCACCTGCTGTACCTATAATTAATGTTCTAGTTGCTGTTAAAAATCTAATTGCATTAACTTGGTTTGACGCAATAGTATAAACAATAGCATCATCATCAGCTACTGTTTCGTGATACTTATCATCAAAGTTTTCGTAGTCTGCAGATCTTGAAAAAAATATAGTTTGTGGTTGAGTTTTAGTTGCAGCAAATACTAATCGTTGTTCAAAGAAAGTAACACAAGATGGATAACCTGTAGTATCTGAAAATGATCCTAAAGCAAAATCTGTAGTAGGAGTAGTAATTCCTAAGTCTATAATTACTGTTCCAACTACAATAGTAGTAGAGGTAACACTTGTTATTTTTAAATGACCATCTTTAATATGAAGTAGTCTACCAACATCTGTAGATAAAAAACCTTGATTAACATTTATACCTGTTGTTGATGAAAAAGTTACAGTTGTTGTTGCACCAACTATTTTATGTGATGGTGTTGCTGTTGTAGTTTCTACATTGTGATCCATGAATGGTCCATTAATTATAACGTCATTAGTTAATACCCAGTTAGTATGACCAGTTCTAGTTAGTTTTCTAGGATGGTGATTTGGATGAGTTATGTACATAGTGTCTGCAGATTGAGCAAACTTAATATCAAATAGTTCTGCTTCTAAAAAAGGTGAAGCTATTTCATAAGCTGAACCACCAGATAATATCTGACCATTGTCTTTATAAAATCTAATGTATTGATCTCCAAACTCAAGAATGTAAGTTTGTACTGTTGAAAATTCAAAAGAAATTAATCTAGTTTTTTTTGTGCTATCTTTTACTTCTGCAACAAACTGTGTACCAGATCTTCTTGATGCTGAACCATGAGGATATACAATCATGTTCTCTAAAGTTTTACATCCAGAATTATATTTAGCTAAATCATTTCTACCATCTAATCTTGGTGATAATTCACCACCAGTAAAATTGGTTAGCTGAACAGCAACTCTACCCATAGGTTAGTACCTTGAGTTTATGAACGAAGAAGATCCAATAACATCTGATTGACCATTGTCTGGATTTGTACTTTGACCTTCAGTTGCGTCTACGAATCTTGCTTCTCTTAATTTGTCTTGAAATAAATTATACATATTTTGCGTAGTAGGATTAGATGAAGTTACAGCATAAGCAATGTCTGCTGCTAATGATGCTGAAATAGTTTCTCTTAATAATTCATCATACTGATTAGGATCTTCTATTCTAGCTATGTATTGAATTTTTAATGTACCATGATTTGCTAAAATTTTTCTACCTTCAACTTTATAATCATAATCATAATTTAAAATTGTAACTACTCTCAAACAATCTGCAGGTAAAGTAAACTGATATGAAAAACCCCAAGAAGGAGTTTCAGTATCTTTTGCAAGTTCAACTCTTTTAGTTAAACAATTCCAAAGATGAGATCTAAATAAACTATCTCTAACTTGTGTATATCTTGCGTTGCAAAGTCTTGCGTTCTTTGAATCTTCTGTAAGTGTAAGTATAGTTGACGCACCTAGTTGATTTAATGCTCCATTACAAATGTCTACTACTGATGCCATATCACTTCCTTATAATATACTTTCTACGTATCTGTCTATTCTTTTTTAATTCGTAAAGTTCTTCTATTGTCTTACCTTGTTTTACGTCAAAACCATAATGATTTTTACCATCGTTTTGAAACCTATCTACAAGAACGTATCTATAAATATAATTAC